GCTAAGATAGTGTTTTTTTGTTCTTGTATGAATTCATCTATTTTAGCATAAAATTTATCAAGTGGAACTATACCTTCATGACCTGCTTCTCCTATTAATCCTAATGTAGGTTTAGTTACTATCCCCCCAAATTTAAATGCAGCTACTTCTTCTTCATCCTTCTTTTCTGAGGGGATTCCTGAAGGCCCATAGAGTTTTTTCATCTTTTTTTGGTATTCTGGGCCTCCATAGAAACGGGAACGTGCCGTTGCAGTTTTTCTTTCTTTTTCTTGGGATTCTTCTATATTTTTTTGGTTACTTTCTTCAGCATTATCTAGCCCAAAAAAGAATATGCTCATTAAACTCCTTCCAGATTCTATTGCTTTGATAAATCTCTCAAGTCCATTAGCAAATGCATCTAATCTTTCTCCAGTAAATACATCACTAAATATTTCTTTAGCTCTTTCTAAAAGAGCATTAAATTTTTCTTGAACATTAACAGAGCTTTCAGCGGCTTTTAATTCTTTTCCAGTTAATATTTGTTTTTCAATAGATGCTATTTTAGCTTCTTGATTCATAGCTTCAGCTATTTTTTTAGTATCACCAGAGGCTTCAGCAATTTCTCTTTGTTTTTTAGCTTTTTCGCGCATCATTTCTAAATCACGACCACCTAATTTTTCTATTACTTGAGCATTATACAATGCTGTTCCTAGTTCTTCAGCCTGCATGCCTAAAGTTTTAGCTATAGCTTCTTGTTGAATTCTATTCATTCGACTAAAGCTTTCAATCGTAATACCTTGATTTGCTATTTCTCTAGTTACTCCAGCTATATCATTATTTAAAGCAAATAAACGTGCTTGTTCTAAGTTAATATCTCTTCCTAATAAAAGTTCTGCTTCTAGTTCTGCAGAAATAGATTCTTCAAAATTTAATAAAGAACCAGCTACTTTATTAACTTGATCTAAACTAAGACCTAATTTTTTAGCTTCTAAAATAGTTTTAGTTAATTCTCCTACATTCCCTTTAAAATTAATTAATATCAATTTACTAGTATTTTGAATTTCTTTAAGAGTTTTGGCGCCACTAGCTAATAATTTATTTTCCTTAGCAAAGGCAGCTACTTGATCATATACAATATCTACGCCTTCACTAGATTCCATGTTATTTGCGGCAAACAATCCTTGGAGTTTTTGAGCTTCGTCTACTTGTAATCCTAAATTTTTAGTTAATATTATTTGGGTTTCTATTTGGTCTTTAGTAGCTACTCCTATAAAATCAGTAGCTGTGGATACTTCGTTAAAAGCTGCAACTATATTTCCTGTAGTGGCATATATTGTATCTAAAGATCCTTTTAAATTAGTTAAACTGTCATATACACCCGTTGCATTCTCTTTGCTTATACTTAAACTTTTGGCAATATTTGTTATTCTATTGTCAGCAGCAAACATTGCATCTTTAATAAATTTAAATAATTCTATAGCTCCAGTAATTAATAATCCTATCCACCCACCCCCTTTAAAGAAACCACTTACCCCTTCTCCTATAGATTTAAAACCAGCACTTAATCCTGATGTCAAGACATTAGATTGTTTGGTAACTGCTTGATAGTTTTTAAGAGCATCCCCAGCAGCTTTGAATTCTAGATTCTTTGTAATTTCGCTTAATCCCAATTGTTTAAGTTTTTCTTTTGTTAGTCCTCCTCCGTAATCTCGTTCTCTTGCGTCTAATCCAGCTATAGTTTCTTTTATACTTGCTATCTTAGCATTATCTAAAACAGTTTGTCTTGCTGCTTTAGATGCAGCTTCAAAAGGACCAGCAAAACTTTTAAGTATAGGTGTACCTTTTAATACTTCAGACATTTTAGAAAAAAATAAAGTAGACTTATCTAACTTAGCTGAGTCTTCAACTATGTCACCAAATATATTTGCTAATTGGTTTGCTCTATCTCTTGCGTCAGCTAGATTTTGTGCTTGGGTTTTTAAATTTACTTTGGTTGCCCCTGATGAGTCTTCTGCTCTTGCATATAATATGTCGATTTGTGCATTTAAATTTCTAACAATATTTAATTGTTTTTGTTGTTCTTGTAAAGCTTTAGCAGTTCCTTCAGTACTATTTTTGGCTTTTTCTTGAAGAATAGCTACTTTATCTGTAGCCGTTGATATTTCGTTAAATGAATTTCTTATACCTCTTAATAAACTTGCATTGGTTCCTAATGTTTTGTTAATACGTGTAAATGATCCTTGAATTTCTCCTATTTCAAGATTAATTTTTTGAGCGTTTTTTATTGATTGTTCATTCAATCCGGAAAATGATTCTTCTGCCATTAGAATATTTTATTATAAATATTAAAAGGCGTTACTTTTTACGCAACGCCTTTGTAACATAAGTAGGGGGTTTAATTTTTTTATTTTTTGCAGCTTCTTGCATTGCTGCTCCCCCCACCCACGAGTTTTCATTTTCTTGGTTTTCTTTAGGAGTATACCATTCTTTTAATGTATCAAATGTATACTTGCGGAGCCATAAAGGCATATTATAAACTATGTCCCAAGTATATCCTCCTCTTCCGTGAAATACTATTTCGTGTATTTGATTAAATACACTTAATCTATATGGCAGTATTATATCAGAGGTCAGGCCAAAAAAAGTTAAGACCAATTGGTATGTCGATGTCCTCCTCTACACCATTTACCACAACTTTGGTTTTTAAATCAATATCTGGGGATGAATCTTTAATAAAGTTTCTAAGTGCTCTAGAGTCACGGGCTAATAAATGATTTTCAACAAAGTCTTTAATATCGTTTTTATTTGCAGACCCGTTAACCGATACAATCTGATGTTTTAATCGAGTTGTAACTTCAGGAGATGCATCTTTGTTAATTTTCTTTAATCCATTAACTTCTTGCTCTATTACTTCTGTATCTTTATCTGTAAGGAATTTAGCTTCTATTTCTGTTCCAGAAGCAGGGAGTGTAAACTTAAGAGTACCTTTAGATGTAATAGCATCTTCATTAAATGGTTTATTTTCTAAAACAGATAAATCTACATCGTATGGTTTACCATCTATAGTAAATGAATATTCTTTACCATACCCTAAAATACGAGACGCTACAAGTAAAGCATTTTTATCACCCGTTATTAACTCTTTAAGGTTAATTTTGTTCATAGTAAGAGATTCTAATAATTTATCTAATACTATACCTTTGCTAATGTAGTTTTGATTTGTTAAAATATCTTCTTCTTTAGCAGTCATGTATTTCATTTCTACTTTACCACTGCGAAGAGGATGACCTTCAGGATATACTAATCCTTTAGATGGTAATTCAACTATTTCAATTGGAAAATTTAATTCAGTCATAATTTTTATTTAAATAACTTGTGTGATTATACATATTATAGGGGAAAGTTCTTTAATTGGATTCTTTATCCTTTTATAACTTGTTTTGTTGTTAATCTAGTTTCTAATTTATCTAATCGAGAATCAAGTTGTCGATAAACATCTTGAAATTGGAGTTCTGTGTCTCGATGTACTTCGTCTATTCTACGATGAATATCCATAAACTGAGTGTCGCATTCTCTAGATTGTTCTCGATTTATATCATCAATTCTGCGAAAAATATTATCAAATTGATTTTGATGATCTCTTGTTTGTTCTTTTAATGTGTTTATTGTTTTAATTACAATAAATGCAGCTATAACCTCGGCTATTACCAAGACTACAACCATACCTAATACAAAATAAAATGTTGTCATATTTTTTTAATTTAAATTGTTGAACATATTAAAGAACTTTCCCTATAATACATGTATAATATAAAAAAAGAGCTTGGGGTTGCCAAGCTTATTTTAAATTTTCTAGTAGTATTTGTTTAACTTGTTTAATATTATTATTTATATCGTCTTCCCAAAATCTAAGTAGTTTATATCCATTTTCTTCTGCCCATTTATTTTTTTCTTGATCGCGATTTAAGTTTCGTATTTGAGTTGAGTATTTTGCTAAAGGGAATTTAGCTGGGTTGCAATGCCAAAAATCACCATCTACTTCAATTAATATATTTTGTTTTGGAAGATAAAAATCATAAAATGCTTTAATAGATTTAGCATAAAAAATATGTTGGTATTTTATATCTAAAATATCTAATATTATTTTAAATTTTTCTTCTAATTTTGATGAATGGTTTTGATCAGTTTCTATTATCCTTTGTATAGCACTATCACTCATTTTTTCACGAGTTTCTTTAGATTGTATTCTACCAAAACCAAACCCTTCAGGCTTAGGTTTAGGAATGCCTTTAGCACCTTTAGATATTTTTTTACCTAGCTCTGGGTCTTTTTTGGCTTCTTGGATAGCATCTTTTATATAATCATATTCCCCAGAAGCAAATCTTTTTTTACGTGCTTCAGATATAGCTTTTATTCGTTTTTCTGATTTAGGGTTTCCCCATATTTCTTCAAATGTTTTTCCTTTATTTATAGTTTTTAAATGTTTTTTGTTGTATGAAGAGAAATCAGATAATACAGGATTATATTTCATTAACTCACCACACCCACATTTGCAGGTGGGTTGAATATTATTGTATTTAGTTTGAATTAAATATGTTTGCTTATTTTGTTTGTGTTCGTGGAAGACATGTTTAGCAAATTTAATTTTATTATCTGTTTGATAATCGCAGTAATGACATTTTTCCATAAAGAAACCCTCTCGTTTATTATACATATTACGAGAGGGTTTAAAAGTACAAATTGATTGCAAAGTTCTTGAATTAAGAACTTAATAACCCAGGTGTACTGTCAAAAATTGAGTACACAATAATCTGGTTGGACAGTTAATTGGATATTAACAGCGGTATCAAGTGTATCCCAACTATAATCGCCAAAGTTAACAGTAGTAATCATTGCTCCTTTGATAATCCATTCCGATACAATATCACCTACAGGACCTAACACATTAAATGTTAAGTCTTTTTTATAGAAATCAGAATATCCATCTCTACCCGTTACTGATTCATGATGTAAACGTACCCATTCCATTGTAGCTTGTGCACCGGAAGGAGTAATAGGATCAAATAGAGTAAATTGAATAGTGCCCCAAGTAGTTATACCTTTAACGTAACGTTGTACGTTAATATGATTTAATCTAACTGCACCTTGAGTTAAATTTACATTGCCTACTCCTTTAATTTCATAAGCCGGTATACCATCAATATACATGATGAATCGGTTAGCCTGTTTCGGCTCAAAGGCGGTGAAAAATATTTCGTTTGGATCTAATATTGCCATGTTATATTTTGTTTATTATAAATATTCTGTCTTTAAAAATTTACGCAGGGAATGTAGCACCTGTTGGAGTAATATTAAAATCAAGATAAATGAATTCAGCGGTTTTAGTCGGTTGTAAGTAAATTTGACCTACCATCTGATTTCTATCTACTACATCAGCTGTATTATTTGAAGCATCCATTACTACTTTAAATGCATATAAACCTTGACGTTGTTGTACTGATTCAAGATATGGGTTAACTTGGCTTAAGAATGCATTTCTTGTTGCTATTGTATTTTGTTCAAATACTAAGTTGTTAGAAACTTGAGAAATAAATGATTTAAGAGCAATTAGCAATCTACGAACATTTACACGATCAAGAGCAGATGCTTTAGTTTGTAATGTTTTTTGACCATATACTACAACACCTTGTCCAGGGAATGTTGCAATTGGATTTACTTTAGATGAGTATAATGTGTCGCGGTTAGCTTGGGATAATTTGCGTTCTGCTCTAATTACTGTACCTAAACCTCCTCTATTAATACCTGCAGGGGCAAACCATGGTTCAGCAACACTATCGTTAAAAGCATACACACCACCAATTAATGTAGAAGCAGGAACCCATATTTCTCGGCCTAAGTCAGGGTCAATGGTTTGAACCCAAGGCCAATATGAAGCAGCATATGATGTATTTCTGCTATTAGCTTCACTGGTTGCAGTAGATACTGTGGATCCATACCCTACTAAATCAAGAACATAAATATTATCTCCTCTATTTTGAGTATTTGATATAATACTAGTTACTTGAGAAGATTGGTATTGATCAAATAAACCAGGAGCTAATAATATATTAAATTTATAATCATCTTGGTTAGCAAGTAAATTAATCATATTATTATAGCTAGCGCTAGGAATACCTTGAATTTTATCTATATTAGCATTACTTAGTGCTCCACTAATATTTTGATAGTATAAAAATCCACTAGCTCCATTTATTGTTCCTGTTGCATTTCCAAATGCTCCGGTGGCATTGAGGGGGATAGATGAAGTTAAAGTTGATTTTGCTACTCCGTTATTATCAAAATAATAAGGAGTAGGAGAATTAACGGCATCCACATAAACATATTTTGATTGATTTAGGTATGTTCCATTTTGTTGAATATAATTTTCTGCTGAATTATAAGTAAAA